TGTATTTTAGAGCAGTAGCAGGCACTCATTTAGATAAAGTAGGTTACTTAGGACTTTATTATGATAAAGCTGCAGAAAAATTAAAAATGAAAGAAGCAGGAGCTACAACTAAATCAATATCAACTAGTGATACTACATTTGGTATAAGTTGTGTTGATGGTGATAATAGTGATGAAGAAAAAATAAGATTAACAGGCACTGATTCTACAACTGATGATGTTGTATTAGAAGCAGGTACAGGATTAAGCATTGCAAGAGATGGTGATAAAATAACATTTACTAATACAGTTTCAGATACTAATACAACTTATAGTGAAGCAACAAGTTCGGCAGAAGGTTTGATGTCTACAGCTCATCATGATAAATTAGATGGCATAGAAGCAAGTGCTACTGCTGACCAAACTGCTGGAGAAATATTAACACTTATAGAAGATGGTGTTGATAGTGTGCATTATAAAGATGGAAGTATAGACCATGTTCATTTAGCTGGAGATGCAGTAGATGGAGATAACATAGCAGATGATTCTATCAATAGTGAACATTATGTAGACGGTAGTATTGATACTGACCATATAGCAGATGACCAAGTAACTTATGCTAAAATACAAGATGTAAGTGCAACTGATAGAATATTAGGTAGAGATTCAGCAGGTGCAGGTGTTATAGAAGAAATAACTCCTGCTAATTTAAGAACTATGTTAAATGTAGCAGATGGTGCTACTGCTAATACAGGTGATATTACAGGTGTTACTTTAACTGCTGATGATAGCAATGTTGCTTCAGATACTGCTGGTAGTGCAGATTTTACTATTGCAGGAGGAGAAGGAATAGATACTAGTGTTAGTGGAACTACAGTTAGCATAGCAGGGGAAGATGCTTCTACAACTAATAAGGGAGTAGTAGAATTAGCAACATCAGATGAAGTGACAACAGGGACAGATTCAAGTAGAGCTGTAACACCTTCAGCATTAGGAAGTTCTACATTACAAACTAGAGGTCACGTTGTAACAGGACCTACATTAACATCTGCTGCTAGTGATGATAAATTAATAAGTGCTACACAAATTTTAAATGTGTCTGCAGGTTCTTTAGGAACTCAAGAATATAGAATGATAAAAACTAATTTAACTGAAACTAATGTAGGTGGTTGGGATAAAGTTTATCTTATTGACCAACAAGTTGGTGGTACAAGTAAATTTAATGTAGATAATTCTGGAAATTTTACTGTTGCTGGTAATATTAATTTAGCAAATGATCAAAATTTATATTTAGGTTCAGCAGCAAATAATGATTATATATATTCAGATGGAAATTTTATTAATATTGCTAGAGACGATACTGACACTATACAGATAAGAGATACTGAAATAAGATCTGAAATACCTATTAAAATTACAGAACAAGCATCAGCCAATACAGATACAGCAGGTAAAGGTCAAATATGGGTTAAAAACGATACACCTAATAATTTATACTTTACTAATGATGCAGGTAATGATGTACAAATAACAAATGGTAGTTCATTAGCAGGTGGTAGTGGTGGAGCAACAAAACATTATATGGATTGGCATTATAATAGTGCTAATTTATCTTCAACTAATACGTTTTATGCAAATACACACATAGATGATTTTGCTGTTAGTAGCAGCATAAATACAGGTATTACTGATTATAATGATACAGAAGCTTCAGATATATGGAGAATAGTAAGATTTGCAAGAAGAATACCATATTCAGGCACTATTACAAAAGTAATTACACACGTTGAATCATCAGGTGCAAGTGCAGATAGTGATATAGAAATAGGTGTATGGATTGCAAGTATATCAAGTTTATCACTTGATACACAACTTGCTACAACAACAAATGTAGCTATAGATAATTTAGCAAAAATAGATTTTGATTTTGATACTGCAACAAGATTTATGTTTAAAGAAACAACATCTTTTAATGCAACAAGTTTAACAGCAAGTGATTTTATGTTTATTACAATGAGAAGAACAAGCGGTACAGATGGTTCATCATTTAATTGTCATACAACAGTATTATATGATGGCTCATAAATTAACTATTGATTTTTATGTATAATTTAAAGTAAACTATTTAATATATAGTATTGTTTATATACAGCAATTAATATTATATTAAAGATTATTAAAAAGACAAAAAAGGAGTATAACATGCCATACGGTGAAGGAACATACGGATCTAAGGTTGGTAGACCTAAAAAGAAAAAAAGAACTACTGTAAAAAAAGGTAGCTTACCTAAAGCTAAAACAAATTTAAAAGGAACAACTGCTGATAAAATTATTAGCCCTACTGTTAAAGGTGTAAAACAAAGTGCTAAAGCAGCTAAAGAAGCTGGTAAAAAAGGTTTTAAAAAAGCATCGCGTACAGTTTCTGATATGCAAACATTATTACAAAGTGGAGCAAAGAAAATAAAAAAAGGTATGAAAAAAACCAAAACAGTTGCGCCTCGTACACAAAAAAGAGTATACAGTAATAACACTTATGTAGAAGGTAAGTAATGGTTAGAAAAAAAGCAGATTTAAGATTTGAAATTGACTCTGTTAAAAAGAATACTCCTACAGATCAATATGGTGATTTTAAAGATGGTTCTGTATTAGAAGAACTTTTAAGTCCAGGAGCACTTCATCTTTTAAAACAAGATCAAATGAAAGCTATGAAAGAATCTCAAAGAAAAGACAGAACTAAAAAAGCAGAAGCAATGGCTAGATATTTTTTAAGTCAAGAAAATATGCGTGAAGATTTATCTGCTGGTGATTTTGATGTTAGAGATGCTGTAGCTGCTCAAAAAAGATTAATTGACAAACAAGATATAAAGAGATATAAACGATCTATAGAAGATATGGATGATATGGAACATTATGGCGGTGAAAGGTTTGGGGCTGAATATAAAAAAATGAGAGACGATAGAAGAGCTGCAGCAAAACCTAAAAAAAATATTAGAAGATATAAAAATAATACATACGAGGAAGGTAAGTAATGGCAACAAGATTAGTAGGAGGCAAAGCCCAAGATATACAAAGTTATATTCGTACAATGAGAACTAGAAAAATGCAGAGAGATAAAGCAAGAGAGTTACAAGAAGCAGAAAAGAAAAGACAAGAAAAAGCTGCAAAAGGTAATTTACTTGGAACTGGATTGGGTTTATTAGGTGCAGTAGGAGCAACTATGCTTACTGGAGGTTTAGGTGGTATGGCAGCACTTAAAGCTGTAGCTGCATCTCCATTGTTAGCAGGTATTTCTTCTGGGGCAGGTAGTGCTATTGGTGAAATGGTTGCTTCAAAAGATGAAATAGAAAATATTGAAAACCTTAGTAGACAAGCAGGAAGAATGACAGGTGCTGGGTCAATTGGATTTGGTAAAGATATAAAAGAAGCTTATGGTGATACTGAAAAAGATGCAAGAAGCGCAGCTTTAATGGGTGGATTACAAAGAGGAATGCAGATAGGTAGTTTAGCAGGAGGAATGCAAAACATAGGTAATTTAGGTAGAATGGCCCAACCTGGATCTATGATGAGTAATCTTGGACAAACATTAAATCCATCTAGTTTTGGGATTCAAAATATGACATATGCAACTCCTAAAGATCCTTCTACTATTATGAGTTTACAAAAACTAGGAATAGGAAGCTCTTCACCTATGTCAATATACGGAATATAGAAAGGTAATATTTATGGATTATGCTAGTTTTTTTGAAGGAGAAGATTATCAATATGGTGCTACATTAGCTGATATAGGTGATTTACAGTCTGATTATATAGCAGATACTATTTCACAATTAGGTGGTGGCGATACATTAGGGTTATATCAATTTGGAGAAGATTTTCCAACATTAGACGAGTTAGTAGGTTCAGAAATATTTAGAAGTGAATACATGGATGATTTGCTTGCAGAAGGTAATATTTTAGCAGGTGAAGAAGGTATTACTCGTAAAAAATTTGGAAAATTGAGTAATGATGAGCTTATTGATTTTTTTGAAGATTTAGGATATCAAGGAAGTGAACAGGATATAAAAGATCAATTTGCAGATGAATTTGGTATGGAGGCTAATAGAGATAATATATATAGTGCATTTTTTGGTAACTATGATCCTGATGGAGTATTAAGTAGTGAACGTGCAGCACAAACAACTTTAGATTTAATAGAAGGTAGAAGAGGATTACCTCTTAGTGTTGGTGGAGGTTTAACGCAAGTAGAAGGTTTACAAGATAGAGGAAGTATTATTGCAGGTAAAGTTGCTGATATTGAAGCAGCAGATACTGCTATTGGCCAAACAACACAACAATATCAAACTAATTTAGCAGGTGGTCAAAGAGCTCAAAGACGTTTAGGTTCTTTTGGTGGGCAACTAGAAGATACATTAGGGCAATTGCAAAAAAGTTATTCTGAAACAGTTGGTGGCCTACAAGAAGAAAGAGCTAGAAGATTTGGCGAATTAGGATCTACTATGGCAGGTTTTAGAGAACAAGATAGAGGAGCTGTATTTGATTTTTATGAAACTGCTCAAGCAGGTTTAGGAGGATTTGAAGCTGCTCTTACAGAAGAATTAGGTTTAGGAGAATAATAATGGCGTATAAAGAAGCATTAGAATCTTTAAATAATCTTCTTTCTAATATGGCTTTACAGTCTCAAAAAGAACGTATTAATAATCGATTAAGAGAAGTTCAGAAAAAAGAAGCAGAAGAAGGTAGAAAGTATGAATTAGCTTTAAGTCAAGTTGATCAATTACGTAGTAGATATAATTCAAAACTTGAAGATTTAAATGAAGCTGTTGATAAAAGTGAGCAATCTAGAGCAGCATTTGATACTTTAAATGATAAATTTAAAACTCCAGGTGGGTTAGATATATTTAAAGATATAACAAGTTACAATTTAGATCAATTAAATTCAGAGATAAAGTTTCTACAAACCTCAATAGGTCAAGTAGAAAATCAAAGTTCTGCTCTTAGAAAAAATATATTAAATTTACAACAAGCTGAAGATTTATTAGAATCAGAATTATTACAAGATTTCCCAGAAACTGGTGTTGCATTACCACAAGATATTGATGCTGCTTTTGATGTTGATGATGAAGATGTTTCTTCATTTAAAACTCAATTAGAAGAAGAAGGTTTTGCAAATGCTGATGAGTTATTTAGTGCAGCTGCTGCAAGATTAAAAACTGAATCAAAATTAGATGCTTTAAATAAATCTACAATTGCTCAAAGCATTAGATCAAATCAATCGTTTTCTAATATAAATGAAGCAATAAAATTAACAGATGAAGAAATAGAAACATACTATGATGAAAACTTTAAATTAGCTTTTACAAGTGATAAAATTGTTGGTGGTTTAAAATTAAATAATTTTGGTGCTGAGTCTCTTGATAAGGTTTATAAATTCTATAATCTTGAAGAAAATAATGATATTGATGAAGGAGAATTTAAAGATTTATTTATTGAGGTTGTTGGCACATCAAAATCTTATAGAGATTACATTAGTGCTTTGGATGCTGTTCAAGATAAAACAGTACGAAAAGCTTTAAAAGAAGTATTTGAAGAAGGTTCAAGACCTTTTGTTCAAAACTTTTCTCAAATTCAAATGTTACAAGAACAAAAAACAAGATTACAAGATCAATTAAATCAATTGTCAAATGCAAAAGCTGTTTCTAATAATTTAAATAACAATGAGCCTACTAATTCAAATTTAAGTCTTGGTAGTGTTTTTGATTAAGTAAGGTTGATTAATTATGCAAACATTACAAATGTTTTATGAATTAAATGACAATCCTAATACTAAAGAAGATGCACAAAAATTTTACAAAGGATTTAGTCACTTAGCTCAATTGATTGGAGAGATGAGAAAATCAGATGAAGAATTTGTATCACAACAAGAAATGGAAGTATATTCTACTGCATTTTCTCTTATGTTAGAAAGAGAATATGGTATAGCACCTCAAAGAGGTATATTACCATCATTTCAAAAAAGCAATAATAGGGAAGATATTATAGCTATGATTGATGCTGAAATAGATATAGGGGCTAAAAAATATAATATAGAACCTTTTGACTATGAAGATATTTTAGATTTTTATAATGCTACAGATAGAATGCCAAATATTGATGACCCCATAGAAAGATCTGCTGATCTCTTACAGTATATTGATGTTAAGAAAGAAAAGTTAGTTAGTAATGATGGTTTATTGTTAACAGCTGATGCTAAGCTAGATGATATGTTTGATGATTTAAAAATAGGAGAAAATTTTTTAGGGGCAGATAAATATGTTGGTACTTTAGCAGATGATTTAATGGGAGATTACTCAGTGCAATCTCAGCTTGGTAGGGCAGTTGCAGGTGTTCCTAAAACTTATTTTACTACGTCAAAAGCTCCTGAATACGTATTATCTAAAATAGGATCTTCTATGATAAGCAGGCGACTTTCTGGTAAAAAAGGAGTTTCTTTAAGTCCTGATGATATATATGAACCACAAATTGAAGATTTAATAGATTTAAATATGAAAACAGAAGAAATACAAAATTATGATAATTATATACCTAGTGATAAACAGTTGAAAGATTTAACTAATTCTATTAATAATAATTTACCTAATTTATCCCCAGAAAATGTAGTTAGTGTTCAAAAGAATTTACCTGAATATATTAATATGATGAGTGAGGCAAAAGAAACTTTAGATAATATATCTAATGCAAAAAAGATTTTAGATGTTCAAGTTAAATTAGCGAAAGAGAGAAATGAGTAATACTTTTCAAGATTATATACAAGACGCCAAAATACTTCATGGTTATGATTCACATTCACAAATTGGTTTTTCATCATTAATTGATGACGATATATCTGGTTATAATGAAAGAAGTGTAGATTATTATAAAACTGGTAATGTTGGAGACTTTTTAGGTTCTGCTTTTGGTGGTGCAGCAGAAGGATATACTTTTGGTGCTGTTAGACTTGGGAAACGTGATTATAATAAAATGAATCTTGCTCAACGTATGGGTAGAGGATTTGGGTCTGCATTATCTTATATAAGCCCTAAAGGACCTTTTGCTCTTTTAGGTAAAGGTATAAATAAAGCTACAGGTAGATTTGCTGCTAAAAGTAGTCAAAATATAATTAAAGGAATTAAAGCAGATAATGTAGCAAAACATATTGGTAAAACAGACAAAGCATTTTTAGAAAAAACTATACAAAAAGAATTATTTAAAAATCCAACTGTAGCTCAAACATTAAATAGATATGGTTTTAGTGATAAACAGATGGAAACTGTAGAGAGAATGATGATTAACAATATGGATGCAGGTCTTAGAGCTTCATTTAAAAATGCTGGTAGAACTATTGATCCTAATATATCTAGAAATATAGCAAATAATTTAGCTAAAGAATTAAGAAAACCAGGAAGACATGTAAACAATTTTGAAGATTGGGTAGAACAAGGCTTAGCAAGAAGTGCACCATTTTTAAAAGGATTGCCAGCTAAATATATGGGTATGGCTGCTCAAGATGTAGCTGTATTTGCTGGTCATCAATTAATTACAACAAGTGTAGGTAATGCTCTTTATGGCGATAAAATAAGTGGAAATGCTATTGCAGAACAATTTGGTATAAATGCTGTTCAAGCAGCTCTATTCCCTGGTGTTAGATTTTTTGGTAATATACCTGGATTAGGTAGCAAAGGTGCTACTCAATTGTCGCAAGGTTTTGAAATAATGAAAAATAAAGCAGCATTAAGAAAAGGTTTAGATAGATTTAATTATGCTAAAATGGCTGGTAAACCTAATGGTGAAAAAAATGTTAGAGGATTACTGCATTTAATGACAAGAGGTGCTGATAATAATATAATAAATGTTTCAAGATTTCAAGGTCAAAATTGGAAAATTAGAACAGGTAAAAATGCAGGTAAAACATACTCTCCTAATGAAATATTGCAACAAGCAGATTCTATGCCAATTGATGATGTTATTGATCTTTTAGAGCAATATAAGTTATTTACAGTTAATAAATTTGGTCAGTTTGGTAAAGAGTATATTAAAGATTTAATTGGTTCTGGTCCAAGAATGTTAGCAGGATCTATGGTTATGAATATAGATTTATGGGTTAATAATAAATTTGAAGACTTGACTTATCCAGAGTTAGCACAACATATGATGATTGGTGCATTTATGACTAAAAGTAGAGGTTTGTGGGATAGAGATACAGAACCTTCGCAATGGGCAAAAGATTTTCAAAACTATCAAGAAGCATTTAGTTATTTAAATTTAGACTCTAAGAATTTAGAATCTTTTATTGATGTGTATTCATCAAATAGAAGAATAGGTGATTTAATGAATTTAACAACAAGGCAAACTCCAATAGGAAATGCTATATATGATATTATAAAACCAAATGATATTATTTTAAATTCTACTGTAAAAGATGATAATAGAACATTTGAAAGCTTAGATCATACTGTTGTTCAAAAAGTAAGTGAAGCTGTTAATTTAGCAAATCAAATGCATAGAGCAGAAGTTGCAAACCCGTATAAAGTACAAGATATTAATGCAAGAGATTTACCTGTTGCTCGTATTGAGCAAATATATAATGAATTATCTAATTTAAGAATAGGTGATACTAAGTTAACTGAAATACCTATAGGTGATTTATTAAATAATACAATGAGAGAGCTAGGAGAATCTAATAAAAATTATTATTTTAGAATGATTCAAATTATTCAAGACAAAATTCCAAACTTGAATATTAATGTTGCAAAAGATGGTAAAATACATTATGACATTGTAAACTTACCTGGCAATATTGATTTTACAGTAGATGGTAATTATAATCATAGTATAAATAAATTTTACAAACTTTTAGAAATGTTTAGTGATTTAGGTTATGCTACTTCTAAAATTGGAGATAAATCAATAATTTTCCAAGAAATAGGTTCAGGCAATAATAAAAAGATTGTTATAAAAGGTGATGAATCTAAAGTAGATGTAGCTAAAACAATTGATGATATTGCTGAAACAACAATAAGTCAAATAGTAAAGAATATACATGGCAATAACTCTGCTCTTAGAATAGATAACTTTTTTGGTACAGTAAACAATCCTTATTTACAAGCTACTGTTGCAGGCAAAATGTATGAAAATATGGATATGGCTTATAAATTAGCAAATTCAAAAGGTGGAGAAGAGGGATTAACTGCTCTAGAACAAAACTTTGTTGAATTAGCTCATAAAATGTTTACTATTAATTCTAGATATACAAAACAATCAGGTCAAGGTGATGATACTGGTACTATGATTAAGAATGCTCCTGAAGTTATACCAAGTGATGAAGTTAAGTTTAGCAATTTAGAAGGTGATAAACTTTTAAGAAAAGAAAATGATTTAGCAGAATTGCAAACAAAGATAAATACTTTATTTGATTTTATGAGTGCTGGAAACCTTGAGAAAAAAGCGTCACCAGAGTATAAAAATAAAATAACAGAAAGTGAAGCTGATCTTTTAATAAAAGAATATTCAAAGTTAAATTATATAATACCAAAAAATTTATTTGAAGGATTAGACTTTAATACAAACTTAGCTGATTACGTATTAAAAAGAACATTACAATCTGAAAAGTTTACTGAAGAAGATTTAGCTATTGTAACTGCTGCTAAAGATGCAGGTGTTTTTGATTTAAAAGATAAAAGTTTAATTACACCAGATGCTCTTAGATTACATTTAATAGAAAAGGGTTATTCACAAGGGCCTGGTGGAGAAGTAGATAAGTCTATACAAAAGTATACAAAAGTATTTAATAAAATATCTAAACATCCAGCAATAAAACCAAGTGGAGAAATACCAGCAGATAATATAGCTTTATCAGATATTAAAAATATTGACTTTTTGTATGAAATGACCAATATAGGTAACTTTAATAAAATTATGGATAGCCTTTCTAATATTAGAGAAACTATTGTTAATGATCAGAAATATAAAGATGTTAGAGATATTGGCGGTGGTATAATAGATATAGTAAATACTTTTATGGAAAGTGCTGGAAGATTAGCAGATCAAGGTATTACAAAAAACTCTGATATATTAAATGAATTTAATAATTCTGTTGAAGTATTTTTAAATAGATTAAGAACTAAAGTTGCTGGTCATAATGGATTAAATGGATTAGAAAAACAAATTTCTGAATTACAAATATCATTAGATATAGTTAGAGATGCTTATAAAAAGAATCAATTTATGTCAGTTGATGCTAGTCCTGTTATTCAAGATATTGGTGACATTATTGAAAATATTGTAAAGTTTGATACTTATCAAGATTTGAGAACTAGAAAATTAATTTCCTCAATTATGAGTTTAGGTAATGATTTTTCTACAAGAGGTATGTTCTTACGTAAGGCTGATACACTGCAAAAAGAACTAGCAAGAGTAATGGGTGTTACTGAATACAATAAATTTTCTTTGACTGAACTTATTAATGATTACAAAAAAACTAGAAGCTCATATGATTTAAACAGAATAATAGACAATATAAATATACAATCTATGAGTAAGGTTAACATAACAAAGTATAATAATGATTTAACAGAAAGTATTAGAAATGTAAAAGAATTAGTTAATAAAAATGCTTCTCATAATGATAATAATAGTCCAATGAAGCTTATTAAAAAGTTTAACTTAACTGATATTAATAATCCTAATAAAATTGATCAAGAAGCTGTTGAGCTTATTGTAAACACATTAGTTGAAATACCTGATGGAGATATACAAACATATATAAATTCAAAATATAGTGTTGAAAAACAAAATGAATTTAAAAGAGATGATTTGCCTGAAAATGAAAAAACTGCTATAATAGATGATATTAGGCAACAAAAGGTTTTAGCCTTAGAAGCATATGTTCAAAACAAATTATTGTCTAAAAACGGCAATGACGCGGTAAATTTACGTAAAGACCTTGAAGACTTTGCATTACAGTTACCAAATTTAGTTAGATACGTAAGTTCTCTTGATGAACCTATAACAACATTTACAGTTAAAGATAATAGTATAGTTGTTGAAGATAATGTGCCTGGAAGAAGAACATTAGCTGGCATTAATTCACCTTTAATGAAAATGATAGGATTAGATGTAATTCAAATAAATCAGATGGCAGAGAACAATAGTAGAAAAACAACAATTAATGCTGCTAATTTTACCAAAAGAGATTTAGAAAATATGTTAGCTGAAAGAGTTCATGTTGATCCTACACTAGCAGAAAAGATATTTACTTCAGAAACATTAGATATTGAAGATGTTATCACTGATGCTATAAAAAATCAACAATCAGAAAGATTATTTACTGTACTTGATATGACTAATGGCGCTCCCATTGCAGTTCCTTTAACAAAAGAAAATATAGATAGAGTAAATGATTTTTATGCTCGATGGAGAGAAAATAAATTAATACAATTAGAATTAAAAGACAAAAGATTACAAATGAATTTTGATTACGCTACTCAAGATATAGGTAATTCTTCT